ACATAACCTGTTACGATCTGTCTTTGATCTGTATCTTGCCCGTTTCGTCCTTTGTCATGTAAGTCTTTTTTTTTGATTCTTCAAGTTCCATTCCAGCATCGTCTATTACAGCAACATCTTCATATCCAGGTTGATATGGTGCTGCTTCAACTATGTTTACTTCCGGGGATGGTTCTATTTGTGCCTTCTTTTCGTCTTCAACTGCCTTTTCTGCTTCCTCAATCATCTTGTTCCATTGATCTAATGGAACTGGAACTTCTTCCTGGTTAACTTTTTCCAAACGGTCTTGAACACGATTTTCGGCCTGCTTAATAAAGTTAGGTTCTAAATCTATGGTAGTTTCCTCCGGCGCTGTTATATCACCTCCTAGTGCAGTCGACGGTGTTTCGTTTGAAACTTCAACAGTTTTGTTTCCTTGTTGTGATGGGAATGGCCAAAATGAGCTTACTTGGGGCCAGTTGAATTCTCTTTGCGGTGCCTCTTCTTTAATTTGTTCTACCTGTGTGTCTGTTAATGGACCATTATCTGGTTCATATTTTGGTTCTTGCCTTCTGTACCAACCGAATGTCATTTGGGCGGCCAACAACATAATAACTGCTAACGGATCAAATACAATAACAATAAGGATAATGATCCATGTTACTGCACGTTCTAATGAGTTTTCATCTGCTCCGTGATCACCGTAGATAAATTTGGCAATATATTTGATCGGCCCAACTTCTGCTTCGACTTTTCTAACTTCAGCACGAATGGGTGCAGCTTCTTCGTTAAGTTTGGCAATGTTTTTTTGTTCTGCTGTAATTTCAGTTTGTAAACGAACACGTTCTCTTTGTTGCGATTGACGAATCGATACTGCACGGTTAGCACCCTTTTCATCAGTTGACCGTGCCATGCTTTGGTCCACAGCTTCATCCATCTGTTTAAGTGCTTTACGATTAGCTTCAATATTATCTTTACTTGTCTTAATCTTTTCGTCATAGATGGCAATCTTACTTTGAACATCGCCGGAGACTAAGTTTTGGTCATTGTGCGCTTTACTAAGGAATCCAAAGATACCCATTGAAGTTATAAGCATTAGCACCATCACTGCTATGATCATATAATACTTCATAAAACGTGGAGCACGTTCCCAATTGGCTTTGAGCCAACTTGCACATACTAGTTTACCAACTTCTAACGCCGACCCCATTATAATAATAGGAATGGCGGCGGCAGAAAATATTGCGGTAAGACCTACTACTGAGTAATAGATCGCTACCGCGGATATTGTTAAACCAGTTAAAAGTAGTAACCAGGCTAGTATCATTAATTGCCTATTATTCTGCGTCGCCAGATGAGTCAGCTGTAATCAACTCAGTGCCGTCAATTAAGTTAACGCCAACAGTTCCCAATGTCTGAGACGCTGTTGCACCAGTGTGAGTAACAGTGATAGGCAGTTGGCTGTCTATTCCAGCTGTACCGTTATAAACACGAGCATTAGCTGTTGTTTCTAAACGAATCGCTTTAGCAATTTCGTTTTTAATATATAACGCTTTAGTTGTAATGCTTCCGCCTGCAATGTCTGTGCCAGTTGAAGGAATGAAATCATCTCTTTCAAATCTAACAGTAAACGCTAATGTAGTTGCTTGCGAATTGCCGTTAGTTTCGTCTGAGTCAACTTCGATGTCCATAATTTGGCAATCTGCTAGACCTGTTAGTGCGTTAACAATGTTGCGGAAACGCATATTTCCACGAGCACGGTTTTGTCCGTATGCTAGTGTAGTTGGCAATGTAGCAAAACTATCTGAACTGTTTGGTGTAACGCCACCACGGTCGTTTTCTGCACCGCCAGTTGTTGGGTAGTAAGTAGTACTGGTCATAGTAATAACGGCCCTGTACATACCTGGTGCTAATTGGTTAATATTTTGTTGAAATCCTGATGGCATTTTGATGCTCCTTTATATCTAATATTTATCGTTGTTTTACTTGAAAACTATCAAAGCTAGAAAGGCCGCTTGTACAAAAAAGCCAAATCCAATAGTAACAATGTTAAGTAAATCTTTTTGTATTGTTGCTTTGATAAACAAAAGGAACAAACCTAACCAACTGAAAAGCACCATATCAACAGGTGGCATCTTTTCAGTTAATCCCGTAAGAACAGCTATCATAGTAGGAATGGTTGCCATGTGTAGCAATAGTACGGCAATCCACCCTGCTGTTTCTGCTGAAATATGAGGTGCATGTTCTTTTACATTTTTAACCCACAGATCAGCATTAAACAAATCTTGTGTGAATTTTTTAACAACTTCTATGTTCATAATTTTCCTCATTTATAAAAAATATGTCTACCAATTTTTGCTATAGGCTTTTTACCCCACTTTGGATTAATATAATCCCCGTGGAAATAAAGAGCATCTTTGATTGAAGGCAATCTAAATCCCTCCAACAATACTTTTTTGGCTACTTCCATACTTTCCGTATATACAGGACCATTCATTGGTTTCTTTAAACTTGCACTATCGCAATACCAACTGAATTGGCAAAGAACACGTTCGTATATAACGTTTTTCTGGTACACAACCTGGCAAATGTCAGAGGGAAATTGTCCACTTTCTGCACGGTTGATTGTAACTTGTGCCACTGCTACTTTACCTTCAAAAGGTTCGTAACCGGCTTCATGATATATGTTACGAGCTAAACAGTCTAGTTGCTTCTGTCTTAATTGTGCTGTAACCGGGCTCGCTTGTTCACGAGCTGTTTTAAGGGTTTCCAGTTTGTAATTAACTGCTTTATACCCTGCAAATGTTACCACTAGCATAGCTAGGGCAAATACTACAAATTTTATGATGCGTATCATTTAGTTTCTCCTTTACGCTGGAACAGGCATCGCTAGTGCCGTTAATAAACAGTTTTGGCCGTTGGCATCTCCTTGGTTAAATGGTACCTTTTTTCGAGGTACAATATATAGTTATGCCTATAAGATGATGATAAAAACATAAGTTTTAAGTTATCTACGCATTTTACTAATATCTACCGCTTGTTCATTGCTAAAAACAGGCACAGCATTGCTTTTATGCATGGTAGCGATGCCTTTTACCATAGTTCCTGTATAAACTTTTGGGGCGGCCACGGTACATGGACCACCTGTAAATGGCAAACTCGGATGCTTAACATCAGTTCCGTACCTACTATAAGGCTTATTATCTGGTTTCCAAACATCAGCAGTCAAGGCACGTTTACGTTTCTTTTCCTCTGCTTCGATTCCCCATTTCTTTTGGAGATCTTTCCAGCTTTCTTCTTGCTCACGTGCTTTTCTTGCATGTTCTGCTGAAGCGAATTTCTTTTTGCCTTTCTTTTTGCCGGTGGTACTAAGCCACGGACCTTCTAAATGCATACTCAATTTTTTCTCCAAAAGTAATAACTATTTCAATAGTATACTATAATACTGTACTAGTGTCAAGTTTTTTTGGTTTATATACGAAATGATTCGCCACACCCACAGCGATCACGTTCATTAGGATTAACGAAATCGAATCCTTCATTAAGTCCGTTGCGGACCCAATCTACAGTTAGCCCGTTTAGATAGGCCAAACTTTTTGCGTCAACTAATACTACGAAATCTGGATGCCCAAAATTAGTAACACCCACTTCTGCTGTGTATTCGTCTACATATTCTATTGTGTAAGCTAATCCGCTACATCCGGTAGTCCGTACACCCAAACGAATACCTACGCCTTTGCCTCGGCGTTCTAAATTTTGCTTAACTTTCTTAGCTGCTGTGTCTGTTACGGTAATCATTTACAGCCGCCTTGATAGCATCTTCTGCTAGAATTGAACAATGTATTTTAACTGGTGGTAGAGCTAGTTCTGTGGCGATTTGGGAATTTTTGATTGTTCCTGCCTCGTCAAGGGTTTTGCCTTTGAGCCATTCTGTGACGAGGCTCGAGCTCGCAATAGCCGATCCGCAGCCATACGTTTTAAATTTTGCATCTGTAATAATACCTGTATCATCGTCCACCTTTATCTGTAATTTCATAACATCACCACACGCAGGTGCGCCAACCATACCTGTGCCAACTGTTGGGTCGTTTTTTTCAAAAGATCCTACGTTGCGTGGATTTTCGTAGTGATCGATAACTTTGTCTGAATATGCCATACTATATTTATTTAAAAAATCCGGCTAATTTTAATTCTGTGTGCCAATATTTGCTCATTGGAGTGTTAGCAAATTCTTCAAAACAAGGTGTACCTAATGTATAATGTATTAGTTTAGTATTAGGGTTCTCACCGTATTCGTCTGCTAGCCAATTCCATTCAATAGGTAGTTCTCCTATATCGGAATCATCTAACCACGTAAATCTATGCAACTGAGATCCTGATGCTGTTTGTACAAATGCAGGAGTTAACGTTTTATTCTTTGGATGGGCACAGTTCCACAAGACAACGCTGGACCAATTCTTTCTTGGATAGTCTTCATTTTTTGCACCCAAATACTTAGTAGACATTTTAGTTTTATAATTATGTTTAACTACCTGTACAGCATACTTAGAATCAAATAATTTATATAAATTTGTAATATCTTCTTGTAATACCATGTCTCCATCTATAAAAATGGCACAACCTTGATAGTTCATCAAATGAGGTACTAGGAATCGTGTGTAGACAAACTGGTTACTACCGTCAGTGTGTGTTTCAGTGTACTCTTTTAACAAGTTTAGCGATAATGGATTAATACTAACCGGAACAGTTGCATTGCGAATAATACTATTAGTACATACGTGATATGCTATAGTTTCCTTGGTATCGTATCCTACAAATATGTTAATCATGATATCGCTAGAACTGTCAACGTGTCCGATTTATAAGACTGCCCAATTACGGCAAGTATACATGACCTAACTATATCTTCCTCGTTAGTTGGATCTTTAATCCAAATTTTTACAGCTGCTTCATTTATATCGTTGGTTGTAAATTGTGCCAATTCTTCTATATAGTTGTTTATGTAAATTTTAAATGATGGGTCAATTAATCGCTTTTTAACAATTACTTGCCATTGAGGTATGTTATCTCTAACTGCCTGGCGATCTAAATTAATGTGGGGAATCATTGAACAATGATCCATTACTAGATTAAAATGTAAGTCAGGACATTTATCAAAATCTGATCTAGTCATTTTTTTCATTTGGTTCATGAATTCAAATTGTACGCCACTGGTATTATAATACAAACAATTGATGTCATTTAATTTATGAAACAAGTTAATAATATAATTTCGTGTTGAACCAGGATGCATTACATTTTTTTGAATTCGAGGATTATAGTGAATACAGACTGGGTACTTAAATCCAGTATTGTAGTAACTTCTAGATAGCCAACACATCTTTGGAAACAACTTTATAGATACGTCAGAGCGTTCATCAGCAGCTTGAAGATATAATTTCTCGTTAAAATATCGATTGAACTGCTGCTTAACTTCTCCAACTCCTTCAAATAACAGATTTTCGTGTTTACTGATACTACCAATGTAAATATCTTCAGATGGCCGTTTATACTTAAAAAATAAATCTAATCGTTCATATTGGGGTTGAATAGGTAGTGGGTGTAATTCATACGCACTAGTCGGTTTTATAGAATATGGCCAGCTCATGGTGTAGTGACTGCAATTTTGTGAACAACTGTTAATAAATCTGATTTGTACGATTTACCAATGATTGATAAAATTATACTTTTGCAGACAACATCGTTCCATTCAGGATCCCATTCATTTAAATTTTCGCTTATTGTTATTTCAATAGCATGTTCGTCATTGACTGTAGTCCATGGTTCCATGTGCGTAATAGTTTTATTGCTATAAATTTTAAAATTTGGATTTGATAATCGTCTATAGATAAATTCTGTCCATTTTTCTACATTCGAGTTAACAGACCACGGATCAAGATTAATATGCGGAATAATTGAACAATGATCTGCTACTAAATGTATGTACATAGTTTCCTTGCAACTTAATAGTTCCTCAGAACTAACAACTTGTAATTCTTTCATAAAATCAAACTTAACTCCACCTGTGTTAAAATAAAAACAATCAACAGTAGGTAAGTCGTGAAACAATTTTATAAGATGATTTCTAATTCCGCCAGGATGTATAACATTTTGTTGTATCCTTGGATTATAGTGTACACAAATAGGTTGAGCCAATCCGTTTTTAAAAAACGAATCAGCTAACCAACATATTTTAGGAAGTATTCTTCTGGATCTTTCGTGTATGTCGATAACTCGAAAATATTCTTCAAAGTTAATTAAGAATGGTATTATCTCATACAATAACGAACTAGAGGGTTTTAATAAAAGATGATCCTTACCAATCTCTCCGCGATACAAATTTTCTGACGAACGCTTGTAAGTATAAAAAAAGTTTATATTTTTCTGTACACTATTAATTGGAATAGATTCCAGATTAAAGTGATTATCTTTCTTTAAGAGATATGGGTAAGTCTCGATCATTTATCATTTAGTTTCTTTACGAGCGTTCTTAACTGCTGTTACATCGTTGCGAACATCTTTGCAAAGTTTGGCCAGTTCTTGTAAGTGTTTGCGAACACGAGTGCCAGCGGCACCAACTTCTTTATCGTAAAACTTTTCGAAATCGCCTTCCATTGCTTCTACGATTGCTGTGAATTCTGGGTGTCTATTATTTGCCATTTTGATTCTCCTTTAATGGTGAGTGAGTTATTCACTCTACTACTAATTTAGCAGAACACAATAGCTATGTCAAAGGAATTGATTACGGACCAACATTTCCAGCTTCTACGTCCGGACTTGAGCTACTAATAGGTACGCCAGACGCCATCATTGCTCCGGCTACTGCTATTCGTACGTCTTCTACGTATACTGTTACATTGCTGGCTACTACCACATCTCCTAAAACCGAAACAGTTCCTTCTGTGGCGGCTACCCACGGTTGTTCCCCAATGAATACTGTTTGTTGTTTGGTTACTTTGAGTAAATCCAAACCAATATCTTTAAGAGTTCTTGCAACACCTGGCATAATTATTTTCCTGGTATCGGTATTCCCGCAACTGCCGTGGCACTAGATTTTACATCTTCTGGCCTAGGTGGAAGGATAACGTTTAACAATCTCTTTTTTATAATTTCAAAGTATTTTAAAACTGTTTTATATGTTTCAGTATTAGTTATTAATGCACCTATGGAACTAGCCCCAGATGACGCATAACGTGAAATTGCGTCTACTGCTTCTCCGGTGCTAGTAAATAATCGAGCACCTATTGTTTCGGTAGTTAACTGTTCGATAAGTGGAGGCAATTTTGGATCAACTCCTGATTGTTTTTTCATTGCTACTGAAAAATTGTTAGTTTTAATTTGATTAGCCGCAGACGCAGAAGTTATTATAGATTGTACGTTCTTTTTTACAGCCCAATGACTAACATCTGGAATGATGTTAATAACTGCTTCTGGCATTCCTTTTTGGTGGGCATCGATCTCTCTAATTGCTTTGTTTATTTCAACAAGGTTTGCATGTATCTTTATTAGTATTGCATTAATTAATACAGCCTGATTAGTAATTAGTAAAGCATGATCGCTTACGATAGTTGTTACTACAGGAACAAACGGAGGCACCGGCCCAGCTGGAAACGGTGTATTAGTTGTTCCCGGTTGTGGTGTTGCTATAGAAACGTATGTTCCGCCTAGTGTTGACATTGTTATTAAGGTTTTGGTATGCCGGCTACCGCAGTTGCAGTTGATACAACATCCGAAGCCGTTGGTGGAAAGATTGCAGTTGTTAATGTATTAATGGCGTCTTCAATATACGCCGATACTGTTTTATAAACTGCTGTATTTGTAATCATAGTTTGAATAGAGGCTGCTGATGATGTAATAAAGTTTGTAACTGCACCTTCGGCTACTGCAATAGCATTCATTTGCATAGAATCTTTAATAGTTGTTGTAATTTGGTCTACTATAGGAGGTTCTACTGGAACTGGTTGTCCTGTTGCTATAAGCGCATCTTTAGTTGCTTGGACTTGAAAATTATTAGTTTTAATTTGATTAGAAGCTGCTGCCGCTTGAATAACAGTTTGACTGGCTGTAGCTGTAGCAACACTAGAAACTGCAATTTGTAAATCTTTTAATGCTTTGGCGCTAACTCCAGTATTATTTTTTAACTCGCGTACTGCTTTGTTAACTTCCACCAATGCCGCTTGGATGGCTGTTAGTTGTTTAACAGTTGCCAAATTGGCAGTACCAATTGCCAAGGCAACCGGATCAAGATTAACTGTCGTTGTTCCTGGACCTGTCATTGTTATTACTGTTGACATACTTGTCTCCTAGTGTTCTAAATATTTATACCAGTTTTATGCCGGATGTAGCTTCTAAAAATTGTTTAGCAAAATCAGCATCTGTTGCTTCGGATACTGTTACTGTAGTCTTTAGCAATTTTACATCCTTGTCTGGATTTACTGTAAACAAGTATGGCATTAGTCCAGGACCTTTAGGACCCATACCAATTACTT